GGTTTTTTCAGTGAAGCAGCAAGTATAATAAAACAAGTTGACTTCGAAGAAACAGAAAAACATTCATTTCAAACACTTCCAGAAGATAGTATTAACTTATATTCAGAAGCAGAAGTTAATTACTACAAAAAAGAGAAAGCATTGAATGATGCTGTCAAATATTGCAAGTCAAGACGTTTATACACAGCTGTAAATAAGCCAAAAAATCTTTATTTTAGTTTAAGAGATAAAATATATGGAAATGCAATATGTTTTCCTTTTTACGATAGAAACAACGATATTAATTTTTTCCAAGTAAGGGATATGCAAACGACCAACGGGAACAAATACAGGGGTAAGTTCAATGCAGAAAAAACAATCTTTAATATAAATCAAGTTGAAGATGATTATTTCTATATCTTTATATTTGAGGGTCCTATAGATTCAATGTTTGTGCGCAATGGAATTTCAATTGCAGGTACTTCATTAACTACAAAACAAGAAGAAATTCTTAACCAATTTCCATTCCATAAAAAAATATGGTGTTTGGATAATCAATATGTAGACGCCACATCCAGAGAAAAGACAAAAAAACTTTTAGACGCAGAAGAAAATGTTTTCATATGGCCAAAAAAATACAGTTCATTTAAAGATATAAATGAACTGTGTTGTAAGTACAATCTGGATAAGATAGGTACAGAAATAATTATTCAGAATACTGCAAATTCTAAGTTATCTGCGTTGGCTCTTGGACATTCTTTTTGAACAACCTTCTTTAAGAGGTTTAGAATTCATCTTTAAGACTTCTTCTTTATTCTTTTCTGTTTTCTTTACATCTTTACCTTCATCTTGTTTAGGTGAATTTTCTGATGTTGCTGAATAGTGTTCTGTGTCTTCATTAATCCTGTATTTGCCTTTATTGGTTTCTTCATTTTTAACAATATCAGCAACAACAAACTCAAGAGCCTTAATGAACTTTTGGGGTCTATTACGAACAGGTGCTTCTGGGCTTTCAGATATTACTTGTGTGTAATATTCTTTTTCAATGGCTTGCATGAACTCTTCACTGAACTGAATTTGACGAGGAAATCTCATAGTCTTTGTCTTTGTGATAGAAGACATCTGTTCAGAAATAAGTTGTTCAAATTTACTATTCATTAATAGTCACCATAGCCTTCAGGCGAACCTCTGAATCCAGTTCTTCCAATAGTATCACCTATTTCTGATCTGACAGAGTCAACGCTTGAGAATTTTTTTATACCCTTATCTGCAAAAAAGCTTTGATCTAAGTCTTTAACTTCTTTTCCATCAACTTCATCTTCCCCTTCTGTTTCATTTTCTTCTGGAGAGTGGACTACTTCATCAGAAGGTTCGATAATACCCATATCCACTAGGAATTTTACGATGGTCATTGTATCATAATCAAAGGTATCAAAGAAACTCTTGATTTCTGCAATGGAGAGGACTTCACCTTGTCCTAGAAGTTTAACAGCTCGTGCAACTCTGCGGTCAAATTGATCTGTAACAGCTTCTTGAATTTCTGTTTCACTGGTGTCTTTAATAACCTTGTAGTTTTTTGAATCTGTAGCTGGTTTAGCAGAGCCTTTTGTTCCTTTTGAAACACCACGACCATTTACTTGTGCTTCTTCATCAGTTAAAAATAAAGAAGAATTTGCTTTCATGAAACCTTTTACTTGAAGTAAGGTTGATTTAATTTTTGTTTTAGGAATATTGGTTCCTAATTCTTCATTAATATTTTTCCACACCTCTTGTGCTAAAATGTTTTTATCAACGTTATTATTATGTCCGTGGAAATCAAACATAGCAGCTCTAAGACCATAAGACGAATCCAAATCCATCTTTTCAATTACTTCGTCTATGGATTTGATAAAAATATTACCAATATCTAAATCTTTTTTACCATTGATTGCTTTAGAAAAGAAACCTTTTGGTTTAATTTTAAAATATTCGTTGATTGCAGCAGTTACAGCTGCTTTATCATAATCAGCTGTAACCATTCCTTGCAATTGTTCATGGTCAGCAATTCTTGCAAATTCGTTAAGAGATTGTACCTCTTCATTTAATAATATTTTTACTGCTTTGTTAAATTTCATAATGTCTCCGTTAAAATATTTATCGAAGTTGGAATGTTTTGGGTTGTATTGTGTCTTCTTTACTCATGATGTCCATTAAATCAGGTGTCAATAGGGATTTTTCTTCTTTATATTGGTCACCTGTTTTGGGATCTATATACATTCTAGCCATTTCAATTCTCTCTAATCGATTTCCGAAGATTTCTATTACTGCTGGGCAATCTTTCATATCAAAAAATAATGTTTTTGCGTCTTTATATGTTCCATGGGCTGCTCTGAAGAAAAAATCTATCTCATTTTTAAATTCAATATCTGTATCTCTATTCTTTTTTTCATCCATTGGAATGTTATCATACTTTGTGATCGGAAAAAGAAATATAATATCATAAAATTTACATGTTTCTTGACATAAACGCATACTTTCTTCAACAAACTCGTGTGTAACATCTTCTGGGTTTTTATCATTGAGATATATAGTGTGTACTACATTGTCTAAAATTCCTCTGTCATGAATTACATGGTCTGTTTTTCTAAATGTCATGTGGTTATCAATGATATGGTCTCTTATTAATTTTTGATGTTCGAGAGAACCTTCTCTATTGACTTTAATATTACTATCTTTTAATAGTTCTCTGTAACTATTTTCTGATTTCTTATACATCGGAAACGCTTTGATAAAGTCGTTTATAAATGTCGTTTTTCCCTGACTTTGAGCACCGCTCACAAGTATTCTCATATCATTACCTCTAATTTTAATGTTGTTTGTGTCATTAACAATAATTATACTGCATTTTTTAAAAAAGCCAATAAAAAAAGCGACTTAAATTAATAAGCCGCTTTTTATGTTAGTTTGTATTAAAGATCTTTTAATTCTTTAGTTACGGAACTTAAGGTTTTAATTGCGTCATCTAGACTTTGTGTTTTAACTTCAACATCTGTCGAACCACAAATGAACCCCGTGGTTTTCTTTAGTGTTTTTAGTGCAACTTCAAGAAATCCTTCTACTTCTGCTATAATTTTAATAGCATTATCTCCTGCTTCACTGCCCTCTATCTGCTCACGAGCAAATTTAAGAACAACAAGAACAGATGATATGCCTTGGATTGTTTTTGTTACAACTGAACAAATCCATGGCGCTTTAATAAATGTAATTATTCTTTTAATCATTTTTTTTTTCTCCTACGAAAATACTTATAAGTTTTTGTTTATATAACTTTCAAGAATGTTATTTTTTTCTAATACTGTTGCGTTGCGATATTTAATATTGTAACTTTCAAACAATGACTTGAAATTAACATCTTGTTCAACGTGTTCATATAAATTAATATACACAATTTCTTGAATTTTATGGGCAATTATGTTTTGTGCACAAGAAATACATGGTGAATGTGTGCAATATAGCACTTTACCTTGTCCTCTTTGAATTAAACTTAGGGCATTTGTTTCTGCGTGTATATAATAAGGTCTTGATTCTTCATTATTTTTAATTACAGCATCTAAATTAAATCCTTGTGCATAACCATTATATCCAGTCGCAATAATTCTACCATCGTGGTCTTCAATTGCACAACCTACTCTAGTTTTTCTACCTTCTGACCGGGTGGACGCTGATAAAGCCATCAAACATCCATATTCAGTTTTAGTTAACCTGTTGATATTCAACGATTAAACCCCAGTGACACGATCCCATGCCAGTATGTGGCTTCTTGTAACACCTCTATAGCCATATTTCTTGCACATATCGAATAAAAACTTAGTTGCTGCGGGCAAATCATCTCTGTTATCCACAGCCGGCATTAAAATAATCTTTTTCCAATGTATATTAAAAGGTTTGACAAAATCTTCTTGTATTTCAAGAATATCTGGTTCAGAACTAATTACAAATTTAAAATAACCTTCCGGGTGTTCTAAAACTTGTTCAATTGCTCTCTTGTTAATTCTCATTGGTTTGCCCATTCCTGAATTTGCCAATTTTGCAGAACAATTAATTTGTTGTATATAAGGGCCCACGACAATCCCATCGATTTCTTCTGGTTTGTAAAACCCTTTTTGAAATACTGGAATGGAACCATTGGTTTCAATCTCATTATACATCTGACCAACTGCTTCTGGATGTAAGTCAGTGAAGAAATCAAGAAAACCAACGATGGATTTAACATGTTGTGGCATGGTTGGTTCACCACCAGTCCAAATTAGATGTGTTCTACCTTCAATTATGTTAGAAATTTCACCCCAACTTTCAAATGAAGCGTATAATTCTTCATATGTCATTGGTGAATTAGTTTTCCAAACCTTTTCTGAGTCACACTTCCAGGTGGCTAGACCTTTCTCGAACATTTGGTTAAGACCGCATGCAAAATTGCACCCACTAAGACGAATGAAGATAGAAGGTATACCTGTTGTAGCACCCTCCCCTTGTATCGAAAGGAAAAATTCCGACACATTAATTATATTATTGTTTTCCATACCTTATTATACTACAAAAGATGAAGGTGTCACCTGAAAATTATATTTTTTTACAAGCCCATGCCAGAACGAACAGCTTCGTAGAGTTCCTTGATTAAATTTTCATCTTCAGTTGGAATTCCTTGAGCAAATAATTCATAATCACCTTCTGCTGCAGCTGCTCTCATTTTTGAAGCACTCATTCCCTCTACACCCTCGGCATCTGGGTCACGTTCACCCGCAGATCTGATTTCTAAATTATCAAATGTATATGCAATTTTACCGGTTTTGTCAGGGACTCCATTATATTTTTGTAAGAATCCAAAACTTGATACTCTATCATCCCCTACTATAAAAATGATATCCTTGTAACCATGTTTTGATAATTCTTCCAAAGCAGCAGGTGGAGTAAATTGTCCTTTGAACATATCATTACCAACTTTTACGCCAGGAAATAGTTTTTTAAAGAAATAAATCTTTTGGTCCAATGAAAGAGGATCTGTTTTGGGTTTTTGTGTATGTGAAAGAAATATAATTGGTGTAGCACCTATTTCTTCAGCATCAGAAACCACTTTATCAACAAGCTTTTTATGGCCTATTGTAATAGGGTTCATTCTTGCATATGTAACAACAGCTGCTTTTCCTGTTTGTTCATTAATTATTTTTTTGTAAAGTTTATCGAATAAGTTCATTTTAAAAAGATTTCCTTTGACTTACCAGAGGCTGCTTTAGATATAGGATAAACGAGAGGTCGTATTCCTAAAATACATTCAGTATTATTATTAAAAAAGAAAAACATTGCTTCTGTAAATCTGCTATATAAACAAGGAAGATAATTTTCTGATTCGGGCATTTGTGGATTTTTAATAAGGTGAGCTCCTGGTTTGATGTCTAATACAACAGCCTCTATTTCTTCTTCTTTTATTAACGGTCTTAGAGAAAGAGCGTTTGGTGTTTGAAGAACTATATTAACATTCTCGCTAGAAAATGGTGAATTCTTTCCCATTTCATATTCAGACCCATAAATTGATTTTAAAGCAAGATTTGAAATTGAATTCTGTTCCATTTTATTTTTTTTATTAAAGAGATCTATATAATATTCAGGTGTGCCTTTGGTATAGAAATATATTTTTTTAACAGAATTTTTATTTGCTTTAAACTCTGTACCGTTCTTATTAAATTTATAAGAATTTGCATCCCATAATGTTTTCATTAGAGGGTTTTTATTAATAATTTCAAGTTCTTTTTGAGAAGGTGGATAATTAACAGAAGGCAATAAATCACTTATATTATCTAAAAATATATCAATGATTGAATTAATACTACTGTCATTATTATAGAGGGTTCTTAGAGAGCCCCATTGTTGAAAAGACGCATCTTTTTTTACATCATATTTTCCATCTTTAAAAGAAATCCAATATACCGCTTTTCCTGTTTTTGAGTTAATTAGCTCAATATCTGCCTTTCCTGAACCTTCAATTTTTTTAGCTTTATTAAATTGGATATTTTGATTTTCAGTTTTTAAATTATGTTTTATAAAGAATTTTACAGGTGGAAGATCTTCAAGTGCTTTATTAAATTCTTCAACTTGTGCAAATTCTGCTCCAAGTCCAGCCGCTACTTTCTGTGTTAATTTAACAAGTGATGGATATTCAATAAACAAATCATATAAACACAATATCCTAAGAGTTGAAGTATGAGTACTGTTAATAGTATTTTTATTTTTAATCGATTCATATGTTTTATTAACATGTGAATCTGAAATTTTATTAAATTCTGCTATTCTTTTAGCACCAGGTGCTGGTGTTCTAATTTTTCTTATGTTACCAGCATACGTAATAATCAATTCACCATTATCGAAATCATTTTTAGAAATATCAAGTAGTGTGTTTTGATTAATTATATCTTCGTTTCTGTATATTCTGGATTTTTCAGAACCTCTAGAAAAATAAACTTGGTTCTTTAAAATTTCAGTAAAACGCAAATCATTTTTTATAATATCATAGAGTTCTGCTAGTTTAAGAAGTGCAGATTCGCTGGATAAACCTGATAATTTAATTAAAGCATCTTTTTTTGGAATATTGATATCTTCAATTTCTTCATCTTGTTCATCATCAGCAACTTGCTCAAGATATATACTTTGAAGGTTTTTAGGTGGGCGATATTGTTTGGTGTATACTCTATCATACGCTTCATTTAGTGTTCTCATCTTTCTATGCTCCTGTTTATGCGAGAAAATGTTCTTCTGGGTACTAATTTAATATCACCGTTTTTATTTGAGTATACATATCCTTCGCCACCTCGCTCACCAGCCATTGTTTGCTTAACCACTTGTGCATTATTGTCAAATTGTTGAACAATATCGTCCTTTATGTCCATTATCATGTTTACTATTTGCCATAAAACATTGAAGATTTGTGAATTTTCTTGAATATGTTGTGTTATGTTTTGTTTTTTTCTGGTGGAAATGTTTTGTGTTGCAAGCCAATCAAAAAAATCAGATCCTATATTTTCAAGTCCTGTATCAACTTTGGAATTTAAATATTTGTATAATACTTGTGGAAAATCAGCTATTTGTTTTTGCTTTAATATATTTTCATCTATAAGAGAGTTAATAGCAAGGTTATTTTGTGAAATAATTTTCTTAACACTTTTAATATTTTCTAAATCTACTTGGGCTTTATGTTCTACGAATACAGGAGGAATCACTAAAAGATCATTTCCTTTAAATATATTCAAATCTTTTAATGGTTGTTCATTTCCATCAAAATCAACTGCTCTATGAATTACAACACCAGCTTCAGATTTAGAAATTCTTTTACCTAAATCTGATGTTAAATCTACTTCATACTGAACTACGTTTGGTTGAAATATATAATGTCCGTTTTTAATTCCTGGTTTGTTATAATATAGAAGATCACCTTTAAAAAATCCTTTATAACCTTTGGGAATTGCATTTTTAAAGATGTAAAAAATTTGTGCCATCTTATTTGCAAATTCAACATAACTTGAATTTTCTCTATTTTTACCACCAGAACGGTTTAAAAACATTTCTCTTAATTCATCGGGGGATTTTGCTTTACCGTCATACCCTTTTGCGTAGAAACCAGACTTGTCTGTAAGAACGAATTCTCCGTTTTCATCATTCCCAAATATCAAACTCGGTGAACCATCCCATTTAACAGAAGTGTGATTAATACCACTTCTGGAGAGTGATTCCAAAGCGTCTAATGCTCTTAAAGCACCTTGTGAACCTTCCCAAAAGATTAAATCTTCAGCGTGTTGTATACGTGCTTCAGCGCCTTCTGTGATTAATGTTTCACTTCTTCGAAATTCTTTAAAATTCATAAATCTCCTGGTATTTCAAGTCCTTGGTTTTCCAATAACTTTTTATAACTCTCTAAAATCTTTGTAACTAATTCAGGTTCATATCTTTCTTCGATAGTTTTGCGCAAGGATTCATAACTATTAAGGTTTTCTGTTGATCCTAAATTTAATACCTTAACAATTTCTTGTGGATTAGTATAAGGGCCTGCAATGACTTCATCATCATTCTTTTTTAGATAACCCTTGGCATTTTTTCCAGGTGTTCTTCTTACTCTCACTACACCATTTGAACCCCATTTATATCTTTCAATAAATTCAGGTCTTTCCATAGGATCATTAGGATCTATTTCACCAACTTTAGTGTCAACATTAGATGTAATAGCTGTTAAAAGAAGTGTTCTATATATACCACCATACTTACTTTCACCTTTTAAAAGGTTGGGTGAGTGATAAAATGTTTTCATCCATTGTTTTTCACCAGGCATGAAGTCAATTTGAACTAATCCAGTTCTTGCCTTGCCTTCAGGTGGTTCTACATCAGATTTACCATCAATTTCCACTGACATCATAATAACAGAACCAGTCTTAACTTCCTTAACCTCAGGAATTCTTTGTAAAACCGAGACAAACTCTGGTATTTCTGATCTATCTATATTAATAGCAATGTCCATATCTCCAGAAAACAACTTTTTCTGAACACTTCCAAGAGCGTTATCTAATAATGAACCACCGTCAAAGTATCTATTAAATGTTTCTTGTCCTAACTCTCTAATTAAGCTATTTTGTATCTTAATTAAAGTGGGTTCGATTTCATCTATATGAATAGCACCAACACCCTCCATGGCACCACCTTCCATGAGGATGTGTTGAAAAATTTTATATTCGACGAGGTATTCTTTAAATTTCATTATTCAGCAGTTTGTGGTATATCAGAATTAGATGGTGTTTCTTTATCATCGATAATCTTTTCAATAACTTGAAAGATTCTAACGCCTTTTTCTGGTGAATCAATTTTAGCTTTATCACCACCGCCGGTCAAATCTTGAAGTTGATCATAATATTCAGAACTAGTAATTTCTGATGGATTAATTAAAAGAGCCTTGAATGCATACCAAGCCATTAAAGCATAAGGAATGTTTTCAAGTTCAACTTCTGCAGGTTCTTCAGGTTCATCAGCTGGTCCAAGACCACCAGGTGAATTCATTTGCATAGGTGGAGGACCACCAGGGTCAATAGAAGGTGCTTCTTCTGGTGGAGCATCTTGTTCTGTTAAATATATGTTAATAGGATTTTTCTTTGCAATGGATTTATAAAATTCACTGAGTTTAACTTCCTTAGGTTCAACCTCTTGTCTATATTTTTCTAAAACGTTTTCAAATTTCTTCATATTAAAATCCTGTTTTAGTTTGTGCTTCGATTTCTTTAGCTTTCTTTGTTAAATCTGCTGCAAGCTCTTTAGTTCCTGTTGCTTTAAGTTTATTAGCTGCAGATTTTTTAATTGTGGAATCTTTTCCATCAACTTCATCTTGTGCTGCTTGTGCTTCAATGCCCTCTGCATCTGCAATTTTTTGTTTTGCTTTCTTAGTGGCATCTTGTCCCATAATTTGTTCAAATAGTGTATCAAATGTATTCATTTTTTAGTGTCTCCGTTAAAATATTTATATGTTTTGCACATTATAAAGTAAGTTTCTTTCAAATCAACAGGTAATGTGATTGAATTTTTGTAAAATAAGTTTCATCTAGGAAAATTAAGCCATTTTTCTTAACAAATTCCTTAGTTTTTAAAAAATTATTATTTTTCTTGGTTGAATTTGTTGCCAGGGTGTTTATAATTATTCTTATAATATCAATAACTTCACCATACTCTAAATTATTCTGTGTTATTTCGTGTTTAACTTTGAATATAGGAATATATAAGTTATTTTTGATTTTGTTTAATATATTAATTAACTGATTATGTAATTTATCACAATCTATATATCTACATATCTCATTTTTATTAGTAAATATGTTATTATAAATAATACAAACATCAGATTTATAAGTTTTCTTGTATTTTATAACTATTTCACATATATTATAAATAACATGATGATAAAGTATTTTCTTAGTATCTGTTTTACGTAAATCTAAGACATTATCTTTTAATAAATCATATAAAAGTAGTTCATTAAGTAAATCTTTCTCTATGTTCTGAAAGATTTCCTCGAATTTAATTAATACAACTTTATCAGCCGGTAGATTTATTGGAGATATTTTCATTTAAGGTAGATAATAAGATTTTCTCTATTTTCTCAGCTGAAATACCATTGTGTTCAGCTTCTTTTAATAGATTATAATATTCATCTAACTTAATTGCAAGGGAGTTTTTAAAGTTTTCTTCAATTTCTACCTTTTCTAAGTATTTTTCAGCATTCCAATTAGCATCTACAAGATCCTCTGAAGAAATTAAGTTACTTGCATTCTCCATATATAGTTCAGTGTTTAATACATCCAACTTTTCACCAAATACTCTCTTTAATCTTAGTAAGTACTGATTCAAAGGTGACCATGCTTTCCTTTCCTGGTGTGTTGACGGGTCTTTAATTTGAGAACCTTGTTCATTTATAATACCAAGTTCATATGCCTTGGATTCAGTGACAGGTTCTCTTAGTTTTTCCATTATATATTTCATAATAAAGTGTTCCTTGGTTGATTCAGCTTGTAACAAACCAAATTCTGATGACATAATATGTGACCCTGAAGGTGAATATGCGCATCCTTTGCCTCTAAGTGGTAATCCACAATAAATACATTTATTTGGTTCAATTACTACATGAACTTTGTTAGGTCCGTAGGGACAACCCTTTCCTCTTAGCGGTAATCCGCAATATACACATTTTTTGTTACTCATATTTAAAATTTTCCTATGTTTAAATCTTGATTTTTGAAATCCTGCATGAAATAATGCCGTTATAGTAATCTTCTTTTAATAAAACATCTTCTTTGAACTGCATTTTTGATTCTTCATATGTCAAATGAGACTTAGAATTGCAAATCTTCAAGATTTCGAAGGTAAAATTCTCTTTACCATATATTTTTATATCATTATTTAGAGCATCTGAGCTCCCTGTATACGTTTTCCAGTCCGTTTCTACTGTTTTATGTCTTTTATTCTTTTTACCCTTTAAAGGTTTGAGTTTTCTAATACATGTCATTTGTTTTTTACCAATATACTTCTTTTTATTGATATTATTGGTAATAAGATAGATAAATCCATAAGCATCTTCGGGTATTTCACCTTTAAATTGCCAATGACCTAAATCCATCTTACTTTTGCTCCATATCTTTCAATTTAGAGTAATATTTTGGATCTTCTTCTAAATGGTCCTTAGAAATCTCTTGAGCTTGCTTAATATTCTCAGTATGTTCCATTTCTACTTTAACACCCATCTCATATTGTGTTCTAATTTCTGAAACCTCTACATTATGCTTATCAGCTATGTCTTTTAACGACATACCATCTGCTAAACCACCTTTAATAGATTCTTTTTCTTCTTTTAGAGGTCCTGGGTTAGCAGATTGCTTCTTTTTTCTTACTTTTTTCTTTTTTCCGTCAAATATAGACTCAGGGAAGCTTCTTTTTTGAACCTTACCTAATGCTTTAGGCAATCTGGCATCACCTGGTGCATATGTATCACTGCTTTTAGCAAGGTCCACACCTGTTCCTGCGTTATCACCAAATACACCACCTGGTGCTGCAACATTTTGTTCCATTACTTGTTCATAAATTTTATCGAATTTCGGGGTTGATGTCATAATAATCTCCTATATAATACTATTATATAATATATTTAGGGAATGTAGAAGTTATGTCAAGAAGTTCTGAGAAATATATACAAAATTAATATGAATTTACTAGAGCAATATATAATTGAAGCAGAAGATGATGCAAGAGTCGATGAAGTTACTATTCATGACAAGTCTATGAAGTTGCCCTCTATTAAACATAAGTGGGTAGCAAGATTAATTAATGCAAAGAGAGACGAATCTAAATTAATAAGACAAAAGAGGGCTGCAATAGCTGATATAGCTGTAAAACTTAAAGAAAAGGGTAGGGTTAATCTTTCTGATGCATCAATTAACGCGGCAGCTTCAAAACATGAGAGTATTTCAAAGATACAAGAACAAATAGATGAATATAAAGATATTATTGAGTATCTTGAGAAGTTAGAACGTATATTTTCATCCATTACATGGGATTATAAGAATATCGTTGAGATTATGAAGTTGGAAACCATGTAAATGAGATATATATTTGATTGGTGTCCAAGATATAAGAAAGCAATTATAAAATCTGAGAACTTAGATGAGCTCAGACTCGCTTTTTCTGTAGAAAATAAAGGAGCTGCTATAAGAGCAAGGAAGCAAAGGGGATATTTTGCAACAAGACAGTATGCTATAACTAATTCTGGCAGAGTGGGTTTGGGTATTATTCCAGAAATTATACAATATATCAAAAAGAACGATGTAACTAACCAAATTACTATAACAAAGCAGTTAAAAGAAAAAATATCATGTGGTTGGGACTTTTATGATAGAGAAATTATTACGTTAAGTAAGACATATAGAGATTATCAGGAAAATATAATCAGAAAGTGTATTAAAAGAGGCAGGGGTGTAAATTTAGTCGCGACAGCGGGTGGTAAGACTCTAATTATGGCTGGGTTGGTGGGTACTTTACTTCAACATCACCCAAAATATAAGATTTTAATAGTATTACCCACACAATTAGTAGACCAGACATATACAGACTTCCTTGAATATGGATTACCATTTCAAGATGTTGGTAAATGGGATGGAAAAAATATGTTTAAACCAGAAAATAAAGTAATAATCGCAGGTACAAACATACTTTTAAGTAAAAAACAAGACACTAAGTGGGTTAATGATGTTGATGTATTAATAAACGATGAAACCCACAAAGCCAAAAATGGCAATTCTATTACTAAATTGCTAGAAAAGATAACCACACCACACAAATTTGGGTTTACAGGCACACTTCCTGATGATAAAATAGATGAATGGAAAGTAATTGGCTTATTTGGCCCTGTATTAGCAGAAGAATCAAGCGCAGATCTAAGAAAAGGAAAGTATATTTCAGATGTAGATATAACAATTCTTAAAATTTCATACACAGAAGATTTTTATTTTAAGCCAAATCCTAATAAACCAATTGAAGCATATCACAAAGAGCTAGAATTTATTATTAATAATGAAAAAAGAAATAATATTCTTACTAAACTATGTTCGCGGCTAGAAAAAAACACTCTTCTTTTGGTTGATCGAATAGAGCATGGAGAAATTTTAGAAAAAACCTTTAAAGACAACATTAAAGGTAAAAAGATTTATTTTATTCAAGGTAGTGTTGAAGAAGAAACACGAGATAAAGTAAAAAAGTTAATGGAAGTAGAAGATAATATTATTTGTATTGCTATGGGTGCCATTTTTTCAACTGGTATTAGTATTAACAATATACATTATATTATTTTTGGAGCTGGTGGCAAAGCCAAAACGAGAATTGTTCAGAGTATAGGTAGAGGATTGAGATTACATCCAAGAAAAACTAAACTGAATGTATTTGATATAACAGATGACCTGTTATATGGCAATAGGCACTATGAAAAACGGCTCCTGTTATATGATAAAGAGAAAATAAAGTACTATGTTAGAAATATCCAAGCCTAGAAAAAGAGGTAAAAAATCAGAATATTATGTTAATCCAGATATATTTGAAGAATTAATTGCAGAAAGCTACAGAACTGATATATTATCAGATGAAGTATGTATTTGCGTTGATAAAATCGCAAACAAATTAAGTTACAGCCCAAATTTTATCAATTATTCTTACAGAGATGAAATGGTAGGTGATGCAAGAGAAAAAATGATAGCAACCATTCGAAATAAGGTATATAAATACGACCCTGAGAAAGTAGGAAAGAATGGTAAGAAAGGGAATGCGTTCATGTATTTTACTAAAGTGGCTTTTCATGCAATGGTTAACAGAATTAAAATTGAAAAGAAGGAAAGAGATGCTGTTGAAAATTATAGAGATGAAATTTATAATAGATTAATGGATGAACAAGAGAACGGACAACACACAAGAAGACATACATGTTATGACGAAGAAAATACCTGGAATTAAACACAACCGAATTGCAATTGCAAGCGATTTACATGCTGGTGTGCACCATAACAGTCACACCTGGCATGAAATTTTGCATGATTGGGCTGATTGGTTTATATCAGAGTGTAATAAACATGGTATAAAAGACATTGTCATACCTGGTGACTTCTTTCATCATAGAAATGAAATTAATGTTCATACTATGCACACTGTTTGTAAATTATTTCACAAATTTAAAGATTTTAATATTTTAGGTTTGGTAGGTAACCATGATGCATACTATAAAAACAATTCGAGAGTACATAGTTTAGGTTTCCTTAATGAATGGGAAAATGTTTTCATTGCTGATGAGGTTACAACCTTCCAAGCATTTGGTAAAAACATAACTTTATGTCCCTGGGGCGTGAATTTAGAAGAAATACCAGAAAGTGATATAATTTTTGGTCATTTTGAATTACAAGGGTTTCATTTAAACAAGTCTAAAGTATGTACACATGGGTTTACCTCTGAAGAAATTCTTGATAAGGCTCCATTAATTATTACAGGTCACTTTCATATTAGAGATGATAGAAAATATAAAAAAGGACATATATTATATACAGGCAGTGCATATGAATTGGACTGGGGTGATAGTGGAACGAGCAAGGGTTATTACATTTTAGATGTTGAAACTTCCAATTATGATTTCTACGAAAACAATATTACTCCAAAACACAAAAAAGTATTTTTATCTGAGATTTCAAAGACAGGTATTACCCCCGAAATAAAAGAAACGTTTAAGGATAATTGGATTAAACTGTATGTAGATAAGAAAATCAAAGAAGATAGAATAGAATTACTGATTTCAAAGTTAAATGCTTTAAAACCTATCAATATTAAAGTAGAATTTGACACGTTTGGAGATGAAAATTTAGATATTGATTATGAATTCGCAGGTGTTGATATTAATCAGAGCATAAAAGAATTTGTAAATGAATTAGACATCGAATACAAAGATGAAGTGACTAGTTACATATTGGATTTATATAAAAAGGTATCATAATGACAAATAAAGTCGGAATTGGTGTTATCTCTGTTAATAGACCTGAGTTTTTTAAAGAATGTATTAAGACATTGCCACCGGCCGATCATGTTGTTGAGGTTATTTGTGGAGAAAAGGATTATTTTTCTGGTAAAAATGAAGTAATTTACACAAAACGCATAGATAATGTTGCTAAAAATAAAAACAAAGCCTTAAAATTTCTAATTGAAGAAAGAAATTGTGACCATGTTTTTCTTTGTGAAGATGATATTAAGTTCGAAGACGCTAATCTTTGCGACAAATACATTAAAACTGCGGAAACTAGCGGTATCTGGCATTTAAATTATGGTGGCCATGGCTTTTATAACAGAAATCAACAAACTCAGGAACCTATTGTAAAAAAGGTTATAGACTATGGGGATGTAAAAGTGGATTTGTATCATAATATTCTAGGGGCCTGGAGCTATTATCGTAAAGAATGCATCGAAAGAGTTGGGTATATGGATGAAAATTACCAAAACGCAATGGAACATGTAGAACATACCTATAAAATTTATAAAGATTGCAAAAAACACCCACCATTTTGGTATTTTGCAGATATACATGAGAGTTATAACTATATAAAAGATATAAAAGAGAATTTTGAAGGCAGTGTTATAAGAAAAGACCAACATGAATGGAATAAAAACCTTATAAATGCATGCCAGTTTTTTAAAACACAGCACGGTTATATGCCAATGAACATTCCAGATGTGGGAATTGATACAGTTAAAAGAGAATTGCAGGAAATATATAGATGGAAAAAATAGGAATTGGAATTATTACATATGAATCGGAAAATTATCTTCAAGAACTTTACAAAAGTATTCCTTTAGAAAAAATAGATGAGATAGTTATTGTAAATGGTGGTGATCCATATATAGAAGACTATGAAGTGAATTGGATACAACATAAAAACAATTATTATCCTGCCATGTGTAGAAATGATGCTGTGAATTTTCTATTGCAGAGAGATTGTAAGCATATTTTTTTAATTGAAGATGATATGATAATAAAAGATGCTAATATATTTAACAAATATATAGAAGCTTCTAAAAAATCAGGTATTAAATACTTCGGGTTCGTCAGCACATCCTGGAATTCAGGTGAACCCGGAAAACGAACTCCAAAATTACAAGTTGAATATGAAAATAATGTAGGTGTTTCATTTTATAGTGAGTCTTGTAATGAATTTACATATCATAGACAAGAATGTTTTAATAAAGTAGGTCTTTATGATACTAGTTTCAGAGACCCTTTTGATATAGATATGTTATATAGGGAAGCTCAGGAGTTTCATTATCCAGGGTTCCGTTGGTTTCCTGATATTACTAATTCAGATGACTATATAATGAACAATCCAGAAGCTGTTAGTAGGTTACAGGCAGAGAATAGAGCAGATGGGAGTAGAGAACAAAGAATTGCCGAACAATGGAAATTGTTTCAGAAAAAACATGGTGTTTTACCTAGAGATATTAGCGGGAATACTAAAGAATTTGTAGTAAATTGGTTAAAAGAACATAAAAACAGATGAAATTTTCAATTGGAATAAATACGTATAAAAATACCAATGAATTGGAGAATAGACAACTCCTTTGTATACAAGCATTGCAGAAGTTATCAAATAAATTTGATAATGTAAGTTTATTTAATGTTCAATATGAAGATGAGAATATTGAAATTGATAATTTTACCAAATTGCAAAGTTTGACAAAAAATAGCCATGATATACTCGAAGATTACTTTAATCATCACGGATTGAGAGAATTATATGTGAAAGAGTTCGAAACCCATATGGATTCAATTAAAGAAAAAAGAATTCCAGCGGTAAAACATATAATTGACGCCTTGGCAGAAACAGATTGTACACATATTATATTTTTAAATGATGATATTGTGGCTTCTGACAGAATGATTAAACAAATACAAGAAAATTCTGATTATGACTGTTATCCAATGTCAAAATTACACTTATTTGATTTTGATTCTTTAGATGGAGATTTTAAACCCGAATCTTATTCAGTACACGGATTTGATGGGTTTTGTTTTAGAAAAGACTGGTGGATAAATAACAGAAATAACTTTCATGAACAATTAATAGGTAAACCATACTGGGATACACATTTTTTTGCTCTCTGTCAATTGTTAGGAAGAACATTTACATTAAATAAATTACCACCTGTTATATTTCACCCCGAACATTCTAGTACTTCTTGCACTGATATCGATATTCTTGCCAAATATAATGAAGATATATTTAATAGAGACATAAACTGTAAGCAGTTGTGGTATAACTATGTTTATAATGTTCTCTTAAAGAGACCAGAAGTTAATGGTATTAAGTGGTACAAACCATTTCCCAATGAAAAAGAGTTAGAATCAAATATGTTTAAGGGTTATATATGTAAAGGTGTAAAACCTTTTAAAGAAATTGACATCATTTTAAAACAACCAAGTAAAGAAAAAGAATTTGATGCATTTTTACCGTGTGCCCCTAAAGACATGATAAAATTAAAGTATATGTTAAGAGGATTAATCAAGAATGCAAAAGGATTAAAGAGCATACACATATGTACCCCTAAATCCATTCCCGAGTTTGAGGTAGATTTTCCAATTTATTATCATCTTGACAGGGAAGTCTTGCCTAATATTGACCCGTTAAGATGGAAATTTAGACCAAATTGGTGTTTTCAACAATTTCTTAAACTGTTTCAAGAAGTAACTACTACAGATTATTATTTAACAGTAGATATAGATACAACTTTAAATAGACCTATGACCTTTTTTGATGGAGATAACCCAATTTGGTATGAAGGATGGAGACAAAACCACCTTCCTTACTTTCTTTTTAACAAATATATGTTAGAATTGGATAAAGTAGCAGACCATACGTTTATTTGTGACATGAATTTCTTTAATAAGACAATAATTAATGAAATGTTGCGAAAATATGATATGACTGTAGAAGAGTTTGCTGAAAAAAGCTTTGATATAACATCGGCATCATGCCATATAGCAGAACCAGAAATATACGGTAACTTTGTTATGAAAAATTACCCAGACTTATATAAAATAAAAAAAGCAAAACAGTTTCACACAGGAAAAGATCATTCTAATAACCCAAACGCGGTACCCTGGACTGAAAAAGAAATAATAGAGTTGTTAAAAGACAAAGAAGATTATGATATGGTGCAAATGCACTCATGGTGTGCTGGATTTGAGGATCATTGGAAATGAAAATATTATATTCGCACTTAAATATAAACGACTTTAGTTTTTCTGAGGAATTAAACAAATCTCAATATTCCTTTGAAAAAATACCCGAATATGCAATGACTAGTGTAGAACAATCAGCACAATTCGGGCATTCATATATTGTTACAATGTCAGATCTAAAAGGTTTGGAACCAAAAGTTGATGAATTTTATAATTTATGCAAAAAGAACTTTCCTTCATATCATAAAGACCCGTTTTGGTTATTAACTCTTTTAAGATTATATACATTGTTTCTTTATGTAGAGAAAAACAATATAGAAGAGTTCTTACATCTTGAATATGATAATTTAATTTATGACAATCCTAAAATATTGAGAAAGTTACCAAGTGGTATTTATTTTACAGCTGTTGGTAAAGAGTTAGCATCCGCAGGAATAGTATATTGTAGAAAACAAGAACATTTCACAAAATTTATCAATAAACTTCTACAGTTAATTGAAAAGGGAGAGAATTTTGTTAGTAAATTCACAAACCAACATCATCTTTCAGAAATGGTTCTTATTGACCTTATTAAAACATATACACCAGACATAGATTATTTACCCACACTTCCAGATGATAATCATTTTTCCACTCTTCAGTGTTTATTTGATGGTGCTTCATACGGACAGTATCTCGGTGGAACAAATATTGGACATTCACCAGGGTGGTATGGACTCCATCATTATGTTGGGGAGGCTTTGCATCATAAAAAATTCGAAGTACAATTTAATAAAACACCGTTTTTAATTTATAAAGGTAAAAAAATACCCATTTTTAACCTACATATCCATTGTAAAAGACTTGAGGAATTTGAAAATGGTGAATGATTTTATAGATGGTAATAAGTTTAAGGAACTTGCAGATTTTTATTTAGATGAAGATAAACAATGGGTTTCCAAAGAGGACTTAGTACATCCAAATGTTATATTTGTTAAAACAGATTATTTAAATATGTTTATCGAAAAAATATTTCCTCTTATCAATAATAAATTCAAGCTCATTACACACAATTCAGATATAAGTACGCCTGCCCCCTGGTTAAACATATTAGAACATGAAAAAATAATTCATTGGTATGGTATGAATGCAAATATAAACCATAAAAAGTTTACTTCTATTCCCATTGGAGTGGCTAACGATAAATGGGACCATGGAAATAAGAAACTTTTAACAAAGGTAATAAACAAAAACATAACCAAAGACAAATTAGTATATAGTAACTTTGACATTACTACTTCCAAGTCCAGGTATTTTATAGATCTTGTCATGGGTGGTATGGATTTTGTTGATTATGAAAAAAATAGACTTAGCCAAGAGGAATACTGGGACACTATGTCAAAATATAAGTACGTTATCTCACCTCCAGGAAATAGCATAGATTGTCATAGGGTATGGGAAGCAATATATCTGGGTGTAATACCAATTATAAGTTCACATGTTGCTATGGAAAAATTCCATGACCTTCCTATTTTGGTTGTAGAAGATTGGTTAGATTTATCTGTTGAATATCTAGAAGAACAATATACAATTATTAAAAGTAAAAATAAAAATAAAGCTTATTTCGAATACTATAGAAAATTGATAAAATGATACTTGATAAAACATATTGTCTCCACTATCCCGCATTAATACAAAGAAAAGAATTATTGCTAAAAAGATTTAAAGAACTTGACATGGAAGTTGAGTGGGTGGAAGGTTTTCTACCTGAAAACATTAAAGAAACACCAAAAGGGATGAAAAATAAAGGTGAACTATCCCTTTATTTAAAACATAAATATGTTCTTAATGAACAAATAAACAATAATATTGAAAGAGTGTTAATTCTTGAAGATGATGTGATTTTGCCAGACGGGTTTGACCAATTTTATAATAATTGTATCAAAGAATTTGAGCAATTAAGGGGGGATATTTTATTTTTAGGAATTTGTTGCGGAATATTACCTAAAAACATAGAAAAAAACAAGTTTGTTTATTTTGATCCATCATATAGAAGCAGATGTACTCATTGTTATACTATAAAATTAGAGACAGCAAAAAAAATAATTGGTTTGTTGGATAATCATAATAGACCAATTGATTGGAAGTTGAATGAATGCATCGAAACACAAAATCTTAGATCGTGTTATGCAGAGCCAGGTATTCATCAAGCATCACAAGCGGGACTTTTTCAAAGTAGTCTATATAATTAGGTATGAAATTTTACAAATATAAAGATAAAAATGTGTTCATATGTTCGTGTTATCAGCATAATATAGATATTAGTGTGGTTGAATATCAAAAAAAGGTATTCGATTTTTTCGATATTCCCATAAACCAATATAAAACAGAATTAAGACATCCAATGTGGATGGAAAGTATAATAAACAGTACTTTATCTGATATAATTCTTTTTTTTGATGTTGATTGTATTCCATTAACAGAAGATGCTGTCGATTTTGTGTTAGAAAAAACAAACGAAAGATCTGTTTGTGGAATAGAACAACAATGTAACTGCAATTCTTCAATTGATCACGTTTATGCTGGTCCCGCGTGTCTTTCAATACATAGAAAAACTATTGAAAAATTGGCACCTGTAAAATTTAATGAAACCCACAGGGGGGATGTTGGAGAAGAATTTACATATAAGTGTGAAGAAACTAATATTACTCTTAATTTTTTAAGATTAACTAATTGTATAGAACCTATTTGGAATATTAACTTTAATAGAAAATTTGGTCCCGGTTCTACATATGAAAACAAAATATATCATCAATTTCAAATACGTAATATAAATCAACAGCAAAAATTTATATCTAAATGCAAGGAAGTGTTAAATGAAAGATAATTTTAAAAATATATGTAACGAATATTCTACTGACAAACAAACTTATCATGAGTTTTGTGAATTTTATGAAGAATTTTTTAAAGATAAAAAAGACTTAAACTTAAACATTTTAGAAATTGGTGTTAATACAGGTGCTTCTATATTATCACTACATGATTATTTCAAGAATTCAAAAATATATGGAATGGATATAGATTATAGCCGATGTCAAAAAATTAACAAAGAAAGGATTCAATTAAACACTTTGAGTCAAATTGATACCGATGCAATTCATAGTACATATAGAGAGATCATGTTTGATATTATTATAGATGATGGGAGTCATATACCATCACACCAAATTGCTTCATTTGAATATCTATTTTTAAATAAGCTAAACAATGGCGGAATTTATATTTGTGAAGACTTGCATACAAATTTGAATCATTTAATTTCTTTAAACGATAATATGTTATTTAAACTCTTGTTTTCCAATCATGATCTTGTTGATAAAACATATCTATTTAAAAATTCTCACTATAAAAAAAATAAAGACATTTCTATAACTTCTGTTATAATAAAAGGCAAATAATGAACACAAACTACACATACTCAGACGTTTTAATCAAACCAAAATATTCCGAAGTAACTTCAAGGAACGATGTTGATCTATCAACCAAATTAGGAAATATTCACTTAAATTTACCAATTATTACTGCAAATATGAAGACGGTTACAGGGCCAAATATGGCAATTGAAGCAAATCTTAATGGAGCAATGGGAATTCTACATAGATTTAACACTATTGAACAGAATGTAGAAGATTTTAAAACCGTCCGCGAAAAATTAGAATATTCTAATAACATAGGAGTATCAATTGGTATTAAAGACGAAGATAAGAGAAGATTTGAAGAACTATATGACCAAGGAGCACAAATTTTCACTATAGATATAGCTCATGGTCACCACATACATATGAAAAACATGTTAAAGTGGATTCAAAATGAGATATTCAGATGGGATAAAGCTGGAAGAGGAAATATTACTCTGATCGCAGGAAACATTGCAACAGGTGATGCTTACTATGACTTAGCAGAATGGGGTGCTGATGTGATAAAAGTGGGTATAGGACCGGGTCATGCTTGTCAGACACGTAAACGTACAGGATGTGGTGTTCCACAACTTGGTGCATTAGAAGATATACACAAACAAAGAATGGGAATGGTAAATGGCCCAGCAATAATTGCTGATGGTGGTATTAAGCATGTGGGTGATATTGCAAAAGCGTTAAAATATGCGGATGTGGTTATGATGGGTTCATTCTTTGCAGGATGTTCTGAAACACCCGGTAATGTATTTAGAAATGAAGAAGGTGACTTCTATAAAGTATACGGAGGTTCTGCGTCAGGGGAAAATAAAGGAAAGAATTCGTTTATTGAAGGAATTACAACCACTACTAAGTTTAAAGGTAAATCGAAGTATTTATTTAAAGAAATTAAAGAAGGACTTCAAAGTGCTTTGAGTTATACTGGTTCGAATAACCTAGAAGAATTTAAAAACAACTGTGAATTTATTAAGGTATCAGGACCTGGAAGTAAAGAAGGGCATTATTAATGAAAAGAGTTAGTTTTGAAAAAGTAGTAGCCCGAAATTTCATGTCTATTGGTGAAGAGCCTATTGAATTGAACTACAGACATGGTGTCAATATCATTACAGGGGCTAATTTAGACAGAGAAGAATCTGGAAACGGAGTAGGTAAAAGTTCAGTAGTGGAAATTTTATACTTTGCTTTATTTGGAACCACCATCAGAGATGTAAAAGCAACTCAAATTAAACATTACTCAGCTACAGACCCTGCTGAAGTAACTGTAGATTTTACTGTAAAGGATACCTCTGGCACAAGTAAATACGAACTGATTAGGAATGCCAGTCCTTCTCGTGTCAGTCTTTATAAACAAGGTGTTGATATTACACCTTCCACAATACCTAAAACTAATGATTTAATTAAACAAATCATAGGCGCAACACCTGAAGTATTTCAAAATAGTATTATCATGACTGTAAATGGAGCAATTCCTTTTATGAGCCAACGAAAAGTTGATAAAAGAAAATTTCTTGAAGGTATTTTAGGATTAGGTGCTTTTGGTGAAATGCTTTTGATGGCTCGACTTGATTTCAATAACACCAAGAGCGATTATCAGGTTGAGTATGGAAAATATTCTACCAGCATTAAGTCTTTAGAAAATATAGAAGGCATGCTTAAATCATATAAGCTGCAAAAAAAAGAAAAGCTTGAAAATTACAAATCCAGAATTGAAAACAATAAAGATAGAATTGTAAAACTTGAAGAGGAAACAAAAAAGTTAAAGGATGAACTTCAGGGTTACAAGTCTTCAGATGAAATTAAAATAATAGAAAACCAGATACATAAACTTGAAGAAGAAAATGCTGATCATGTAAAAGAAAATACTATTATGCTTCATAAAAAGGGGTTGTTGGAAAAGGAAATTAAAGAACAGGAAAATATTCCTGATGTATGTCCCGCATGTCAGAGAAAATTAACAAAGACTTTGTTAGAAGAAGCTAATAAAAAAATATCTAAAGCAAAAAAATCTATTTTAAATATTGATAAAGAAATCATTAAAAAAGAAAAGACTATTTTAGAAATTAAAGAACAAATTAAAGAAAATAGAAAAGAAAGAGAAGTTTTTCTTCAAGAAACACAGAGTATTAAATATAAACTTCAATCTTGCAAGACAAATAGCAGTTCTATTAAGGAATATAAAGAAAATATTAGATCTCTTGAAGAAGACATTAAGGATTTGGATAAAGATGAAGACAGATACACAGATTCTATAAAAAAATTGCAAATCGAAGTTTGTGAAATGCAAAACATTGTTCAAGACCTTGATAAAAAAATGGAAATTTATAAAATCTCCAAATTTATAGTATCTGAAGAAGGTATTAGGTCATTTGTTGTTAAAAAAATCCTTAAACTTCTTAATTCCCGTTTATCTTATTATTTAAATGTTCTTGATGCACCATGCACTTGCGAGTTTGACCAATATTTTGTAGAAAAACTTGTTAACGAAAAAGGACACGAATGTAGTTATCATAATTTTAGTGCTGGTGAAAGAAAACGAATAGATTTAGCTATTTTATTTACATTCCAGGATTTAAGAAGATTACAATCAGATTCTTCTATTAATGTATCAATATATGATGAACTTTTAGACTCTTCTCTTGATAAACAAGGGATAAAAAATGTCATGAAAATACTCGATGAACGAGTTGACAAATACAATGAGTGTGTATATATAGTTACACACCGGCCAGACGCAGTAGATACTATTTCGGGTGAAATAATATACCTAGAAAAGGAAAACGGCGTTACAAAATTATCACAATGAAACTAATTCCAGAAACTTATAATTTAACTATTCCATATCTTCCACAAGGTAGCATTCCTGTTGTACCTTCAGTGTTTAAATCACTCTTAAAGAAACAAGGTGAAGCACCTGCCTTGAAATTACCAGGAGATGGATTAAACAGAGCAGTAAACTTCTACGCAGATTATGGCGGATGTGGTTTTTGGAGAATGTTATGGCCTGAACTAATGTTAAATTGGTATCAAAAAGCTGTAGTAAGTGGTGGTACTACGATGATTCTAGATCCTAATTATTACAAGAACATGAAAGCTGTTAAACTTCAAAGACAAGCAACACCAGTACAATTGCAATTTGTTAAAATGATTAAAGAAAAGATTCAGCCTCTAAACGGTTTGAAATTGATTTATGAAATTGATGATGTTGTGTTTAGAGATGATATTCCCGATTATAATAGATGTAAAGATGGGTTTACTGACCAGAGTATTGTAGATTCTATTCTTACAATAATGAAAGAAATGGACGAAATTACTGTAACATGTCCTTATATGAGAGATTATTATATAAGGAAGACAGGGAATCAAAATATTACAGTTGTTCCTAATTTTCCACCTAAATTCTGGGCTGATCATTATGACAGAAAAAAATTACAGTTGAATTTTAAATCAGTTAAACAAAGACCGCGAATTGGTTACACGGGTTCAGGTACACACTTTGATATAATGAACAGAACAGGTCAAAAGGACGACTTTACACATGTTATTGAAGCTATTATCAAGACACGAAAAAAATATCAATGGGTGTTTATGGGTGGTTATCCTTTAAGTTTGAAACCCTATATTGATAATGGTGAGATTGAATTTCATAATTGGGCAATGCTTCCGGATTATATGAAAGCAGTTGCAAATTTGAACGTAAATTGTTTAATTGCGCCACTTGAAGACAACGAATTTAATAGATGTAAGAGCAATATTAAACATCTTGAAGCAGCTTGTCTTGGAATTCCAGCAATTTGTCAAGATATGGTTACATATGAAAGTTGTAGCAGAAGATTCACCACAGGTGATGAAATGATCGAGCAAATTGATTTGGTATGCAAAGATAGATCCAAATATATGAAAATTTCCGACCAGGAAAGAGCATATGCAAACACTATGTGGTTGGAAAATGAAGAAAATCTCAAGTGCCATGAAGAAATTTACTTTACTCCGTTTGGTTCTAAAGAGAGAACCGCTTTAAACAGATTTAACAAGTAGCAATCGTTTAACCTCTAGTATATAATATACATATGTATAGAAATGTTTACTTTGATAGCCGTCAAGGCAATATGCACCTCTGGACTTGGAACGAGCAAGGTGAAAGAATTGAAACCATTGAAAAATTTAAACCTTATGCTTTCGTAGAATGTCAAAACGACTTTGGATATAAGTCGATTTACAATTCAAATCTACGAAAGATGGAGTTTAAAAGCAATTGGGAACGTTCAAAGTATATAAAAGATTCAGGTATAAAGAGAATTTTTTATAATCTTAGACCTGAACAGCAATATCTTATTGAAAAATACAATAATCTAAATGCAGATCCTAGTTTTTCACAAAACGAAATCGATACATCCTTTATAGATATTGAAGTTTATACATGTAAATATCCTCTCAATACATTTGTAAGGATGAAAACAGATTCTGGTGAAGAAGAACATTCTATTAAGCATATTATACAGCAAAATCTCGGCGGAAACGCAATTGTATGGGATGAAGAGGTAGATAAGTGGGTATCTCTGGAAAAGAGCTGTTATACGCAGACAACTGAGTTTCCCGATCCTGAAGAAGCTAACTATGCTATCAATGTAATTACACTGTATAGCACTCTTCAAAAGAAATTCTTTACTTGGGGTTTACATGGTGATTATAAACCAACGCAAGACAATGTAGTGTATGTCCAATGTAAGACAGAAAAAGAACTTCTAAACAACTTTTTATCTTATTGGAAGCAATATACACCAGATATATGTAGTGGCTGGAACCTAGCCGGCTTCGATTTACCTTATATCATTAACAGACTCATTAAAGTATTCCATGAGGATAAAGCAAAAGAACTATCTCCAGTAAAAAGTATATATTATCGTCCAAATGTAACACAAGCGTTTGGTAGAAGTATGGGATCATGGAGTATTCATGGTATATCTTTTCTTGATTACATGGAAGTATATAAAAAGTTTTCTTGGGGTCAAAGAGAAAGTTATTCTTT